TGAGCAGCGCAACCGGCAAGCCGGCGTGGGTATTAACGACATGAAGGAGGGAGACTTGCAGAAACTTACGTTCACGTCTAGTGCGTACGGATCGACGGCAACGCCGCCGGTTACGTTCACACGTCGACGTCACCGTATTATCGGCGATGTCTTCCTCAATCAGTCAGTCAGCAATGACTCACTGTTTCTTCATGTGCGGACTGGATATTCTACGAATCGTCGGCGCCTACTTAATGGCACGACGACATTGTGGATTCCTCCAAGTTCGTATGGTCGATCGCAAAACCAATTCCGCGTGCTCACCATTCTCCCGTTTTCCGCGGGAGGGGGTGACTACTGGAAGGATGGCGTGATCACACCGGGGGCTTTTCATACCGCGTACAGTAATAGTACGTCGGGACTGATCATTCCCTGGTATACGACCTATCGTTACGGGAAGCCAAACTCGTCATTCGAGCTCACGAATACCCGCAACATGGCTGTCACCAAGGCGTTAAACGACCTTGGAGGGGCCAAAGCGAACGTGGGCGAGGCATTGGCAACCGTCAGACAGACGGCCGACATGTTCATAGAGAAGGGCATCTTGGCTCTATCTTTCATTCGAAGGATAAAGTCCGGACGCTTCCTCCAGGACCTCGCAGGACTGAACGTCAATAAAGTTCTGCATTTGCTGAAGCACGGTCAAATTGACCGGAGAGCAGCAAATCGTTGGCTTGAGTTCCACTATGGCTGGAGACCGTTGGCACAGGATGCTTATGGTCTGTACGAACTTCTGCAACAGCAGTTGTCCGAACCAGCTTTGTTAGTACACGGTCGCGGAAAGGCATCCCTTGTGGGTACCGGACAGCGATCGTCGAAGACAACGACTTTCGTCGCAGGTGTGGATTTCACCGAGACGGCCGAGCTCCAGATCAGGGTTAACCTGACTGGGCGCGTCCAGGGTGATCAGATTGCTCGCACTGTCAATCAGGCGGGCCTGGTCAACCCAGCGTCCTTAGCGTGGGAATTGATCCCGTTCAGCTTCGCCCTTGATTGGGTGGTGCCAATAGGATCAGTACTTTCTGCTTTGTCCGCTACCTCGGGTCTAGACTTCGTTGGTGGCCATCGGACCGAACGGTATTGCCGTAGCACGGTGGGGGTTTCCAATTCTCCGGTAGGAGATGGGGATCCCGCATCGAGCGATTGGCGTACCTTTGGTTTCGATAGGTATACGTATTCGGCCTTTCCAGGCCCTGCTCCGTATATCAAGCCATTCTACACAGGTGGTGATCGTTTCGCAACGATTGCTTCCCTGTTAACCAATCTCCTCGGTAAGAGGTGATTTCCTTAAGCGCAATCCCGCGTGAGAGGAGCTGGATTAGAGACCAGCATTACCCTAAGAGAGAGGAAAAGAAATGCCTCAACTCCAAAACTTGGTCCTCACAGACCGAGCCGCGACTCCGGTTAACCACACCTTCACCCCTCGGGGGAAGGAAGGCTTGAACGGTGGTCGGGTGGTCAAAGCGGGCGTAGCCACCATTGGTGACTACATCTTTAC